GTGCGGAACTGGGGCCTCCCTCGTCTGCCACAAGCGGTTCGGATCGACATAGGCAGTTGTGATCTTCGTCTTCGAAAGGTAATCAAACACCTTCTCAGCAATCTCAAAGAGAACTGGGACGCAACGGTACAGCATCAACTGCTGAGCCACGCCGCGCGTCCATGCAGGCAGATTGCCGACAGGATCGGCTTGCCAAAATGCCTTGTAGAGCCGCCTGCCAATTGTTGGGCCCCAGTAAAAGTGGCCAGCAACGGGGTACGGCATCGAACCAAGGAACGTGACATCTGCAAGGTGTGGGCTACACTGAGCCTTGACAACCAAGCCAAATCGCTCGAGATTTGCGACTATGGCCGGCGCGAAGCCGGAAACGTCAACCTCACAAGCGACTAGGCTATCATCCCCGACTACTGCGACCTGAAAGACCTCCTTGGCACGAGCAATGTGACCTGGTGTTACCTGGTCAACTGTGACTCCTGCCAGTGCGGCTGCAAGGGACATGGTCAGCGCAATACCGTTGAAGAGGGCATTGGCCAATGCAGTGTCATCTCGCCCTGAGGCGTTCATTGCATCAGCCTGGTAAGTGATTACCACCTCCTCCTTGCGGCACTTTGCCTTCCCCTTGGGGCAACGCCATGCAGATAGCGCAGCCCAAAATTCAGGTGGAGCATCTGGGTAGATCTCCGCATAGAGGCTCTCAATGAGCATCCATGCTTCGTGGCTGTAAGTGGCATCAAAGCTGCTGTAGTCCGCCCAAAAGAAGGACTGTGCACCGCAGACTCGGTTGAGCCACTTGTCAAGCTTCTCAGGAGCCACACTGGCGTAGAAGATTGGACTCTCCCACGACCACTGCTCCTTGAGACGTGGAACCAGAGGTTTGAGGTAGCGACCAGCATCCAGGTGTGTCTCGTCGTGTGGCGCCTGGATGAGCCGGGCGACATATTCCGTGTAACACACCGAGTATACTCCGTTCTTCACGCCGAATTTGGCCAAGTTCTCAGACTTGACGAACGGGTGAATCTCGTTGTATTGGCTGGATGGCTCTCCACGCTCCTCGCGGTCCTTCAGGGCACGAACCAACGCCTTCCTGCGCCGACTTGGCATGCTCTTAATCCAGTCCCACAGGCTCATCGGGCAACCGTCCCCTGGTTTTGCTTCCAGAAGAAAGTCACCGAGCAAGTGCTTAAGGTTGGCACGCGCGGCTAGAAAGGCTGGTGACCAGGGTGTTGACTTCACGTCCGCAAACACCCGGTACAAAATTGCCTCCGAAAGGACCCTTGGTCCACGATCCGAAATGAACGGTATTGCGCCACTGAGCCCAACGCCTCCAAGCCTAGGGCCTGGCACGGAGCGCGTGGGGAGTGCGAGCACCTCCTCAACACTCAGTGGCGAAACCGAAAAGCCTGCGGCCCTGCAGCAGACTTCTTCCCAGACTTCAGCGGCGGGTGGCATGTACTAGTGCTCACAACCCCGGGGTAGACCACAGAGTTGAGAGCACAGACATGGTGACCCTGAGCAGCACTGCGCGCCGCCGGCGTCATGGGGCAACCGCACAATCTGCCGGGCATCCTCTTGCCACGTCGGTATTCATCTCCACAGGAGAAGCATTTACCATGGGCAAAAGGAGCCCC